TGTACGAAGAAGTCGCCTCTCTCGTCGCCGTCGAATAGCAAGAGCTCCACGCCGTAACCAGCTAACGGTATACCGAGTGAAGAGGCTTCACCCGCTACCGGATATCACCGCCAACAGTGGATCGACAGCAAATGGCCACGTGTGGACCTTCAGCCTATCGGACATCTCCTCAGCTACCAAGTATACCGGGCTTTTCAGCCAATACATGCTTACTTATGTGAAGATGACTTTCATTCCCACCACCACGGAGAATACCGCACCCAATAGCACGTCAGCCATGGTGTATTACGCCGTAGATTACGACGACGCAATTACCCCCACACAGGAGAGTATGACACAGAAACAGGGAGTGAGGTTTCGCTATTGCACCCGTCCCTGGACCATCAAACTCCGTCCACGTGTATTGCACATGATATACGAAAGTGAAGCTACTACAGGATACAGCCCACGTCCTCGCACATGGATTTCTACGGCTGATCCCACGTGCCCACACTACGGAGTCAAACTGTGGTTCTCAACGCCTGCGTTTACCCAGTCATTCCGCATCCAAGCTACGTACTACTTCAAGTTCAGAGGAATCGGCCAAGGAGCAAGCTCGTAGCCCCAGCCCCCAGTCGTGCCGGCAGCCTTGAAGGCGAGGCGCCGCGCGCAAGCGCAGTGAAAGAGATTACACAATAAACAAACTTCCCACCCGGAGCATTAGGGCGTTCCCACCCGGGTGATTAGGGCGTCCACAAATAGGTTGGGTTAGGGGTAGTTAGGGGTCCTCGTGCATGGCGCACCCGGAGCATTAGGGCGGCTACAAAATATTACTAGCCGCCCCGTTCGTGCCAAATTAGCCCAAAAATGCAATTAAATGCCCATTTATTGCTTGTAGTACTGTCCGACACCCTTCATGTGAACGACATAAAGCCGCCTGGCTATCGCTGGGTCCTCGGTAGTGAACACCCCGCCCGGCTGCCTGTTGGTCGTAACGATACAGGGGGTGCCCGCCGGAATCTCAGCCACCGAGTAACGCACGTGTACCTGGGTATCCTCGCCCCTGTCCAGGATCGCAATCTGGGCCTCACGGTGCAGGTGCCCGAACGCCATGTCGTCGAAGATGATGCCGGTGTAGAGGCCGCTCGCGTAGTCCCGAAGCTTGTCGAGGTGCCTAATCAGTAGCGCGTCCGGCAGGAGAGCCTTGGCCAACGCGGTCTTCCCGAGGTTCGTCGCTCCATAGATCAATAAGGTATGGGTCTTCCCATCCCAGGGCTCGGTCCAGCCAAAGGTCGAGAGATCGTGCTCTATCCTCAGCTTCTTCCGCCCCATCGACGAGAGGTTCTTCGCGATCCGGTCCCCGTTGAGGCAGAGGTCCCTGGCCGTCTTCGGCTCCTCCTCCAACGATGATAGGGCAGCCGCGAGTCCCTCCGAAGCAGCTATCTCCCGGGCTCGCTTCCACGGGTTCGAACCGGTCGGTGAAACGTCCAAGTTCGTCACGTACTTGCCGTCCTTGGTTACGTACTTGAGCACGGCGCTTCTTGAACGGACGCTCTGATAGTTCCCGTGATACGTCGACCCATTGCCATCCACCAGGTCGAGAGCGTTTGCCCCGTTGACTTGCATCGGCAGCTCCGCTTCCAGGTAGACATGAAGGTGCTTCCCGCCGTCGGCATGGTCCTCCTCCGCTACAACGTGTCCAGTCGCCGAAACAGCCGCACTCAATTGCCGCAGGGCTTCCTCCGGGCTCAGCGGACATCTCGGGTACGTCAGGAAGAGTTTCTTCGAACGCAAACGGAAGGGCTTGGCGGTCGGATCGGTCATTGGTGAAGGTATAAGTAAAGAAAGGGTTGTATGGTGCAGACATGGATATCAACACAATACAGCAACACACCTTATATACATGGTTTATCGTCGACGTCGTTCATTTCGCCGACGGTCCAATCGCCGCTTTGGTGTACGAAGAAGTCGCCTCTCTCGTCGCCGTCGAATAGCAAGAGCTCCACGCCGTAACCAGCTAACGGTATACCGAGTGAAGAGGCTTCACCCGCTACCGGATATCACCGCCAACAGTGGA